AGTAGTACTTTATACGAGAGAGATGAGTATTGGGATGATCATTTTTATTTTGAGGATGATGGTTTATTACCTTTATCAAGATTTAATATTTTATCTGAAAAAGATGATTCAAAGATACCTCCTATAGAATTAGTTAGGAGAGGCAATCGCTACATTTATTATAATGGTAGACACAGACACTTGAGATTATTGTTGCATTCTCATTGTGATCCTAACTTTGTTTTGATTGAGGGATTACACTATATAATTGCTTTTCAAGCCGAGACTAAGGATGTGAGCATGTTTAAGTTTGTGTCAAAAGTAGGATCAAGGTTGTATATTTTAGATATATATAAAAAGAGTCTAGTAGAAGTTTGTAAGAATGATTTTTCGAGGAGAGAGTTGCCTTGTATTGAGTATAAAAATTGGACGATTAAGTATATAGGAGATAGAAAGACAGCTAAGAGTTTGATTGTTAAATTAAAAGAACAAGTGTTTCAGCAAGAGAGTTTAGTAGAAACATATCAACAATTGAAGTCTCAATTTTCAGATTTTTTGAGTGGTGTGGGTACAATATTCGAATTAATAGCAAATGTTGGAAAAGTTTCTAATAATGTAAAAACTAAATATGAGTTGTTGAAAGAAAAAATATTGAATCCTGTAGCTGATTCTAGTGCATTTCAAATAATGAAAGAGCACGGTTTAAGTTTAATTAAAATTCTAGTTAGCGTATGTCGTATTATTAGTGAAGAGAGTATTAGCGTGTTAAGTTTGTCGGGGTTAGTCTTGGACATTTTTAGTTTAGTTGAAAAGAGTGGTTTGTTTAAAGCAGAATCTTTAGAGTCTATTTTAATAGCAGGAGTTAGTACAGTTTTACCTAGTCCTTTAATTACTATTATTAAGAGAATGTCTTTGTTGACAAATAAAAAGTTATTTGACGACAATGGTTTTATTTTTGAGTTTTTTACATTATTGACTAAAGCGTTAACATTTTTAATATCATATTTTCCAGTTAAAATACAAGAGTATATGAATTCGGTTATGGATTTATTTGGTTTAACTGAATTTATTTTTATTTATAAGGCTCAGCAATTAGTTGCGAAGTATGCTGCAAATAAACATATTATTTTAAATGAGGCCTTTCGGACTAGTGTTAAAAAATTATATAAAGAATTACATGATTTAAATTTAAAACGATTTTTTTCTAAGAATAAACCTTTGAGTGATGTGGCTATCGAATTTGAGAGAATTAATAAATCAGTAAATTCTTATGAACAGACTTCTAGACAAGAACCATGTTGTTTTGTATTTCAGGGTCCTCCTGGTTGTAGAAAGTCAGTTACAGTTAATAAAGTTATTGCTACACTAGGTTTAACCCACTACTCACACATTGTTAAATGCGCAGAAGATTCAAAGGATTGGTATGATTCATATAATAACGAAGATATATTTTATATGGATGATGTTGGTCAAATGGGTAAGTCGCAGTGGAGAAATCTGATAAATTGGGTTTCAGCTGTGAAATTGCCTTTAGATTGTGCTGAAGCAAGTTTGAAAGATACGAAGTATTTTAATAGTGAAATTATTTTGTTGACTACGAATAATTTTATTAATTTGCAGGGGTTTACTACAAAAGATTGTATAGAAACTCCTGAAGCTTTATGGAGAAGAGGTTATGTCTTTGATTTCCAGAGTGTGGTAGGAGAAGGTAACACAATGAAAGGTGTTGCATGTTTTAAGTATTATGATATTAAGACAAAACAATTTTTGCAGGCTTTTCCCAGTGATTTTGTGGAGTTCTTGCATGATAAAAATGTAGATTTGCAAACGTTTTGTGATGTAGAAGATCAAAATTCTTTTTTATCATGGATAACTACTATAATAATGGGGATTAAAGCTCTTAAGGAGAGTCAGCTATCAAATAACACATTGTTAGAAAATGATATTAAATTAGTAAGAGCAAGTAATCCTTTTATGGCGGAAAGTAATTTCTTTTCATTTAAGAATTTGCTTGTTAATTTTTTTGAACACGCTTTAGATGTGTGTAAGCAGTTGTTGGCTGATTTTTTAGCATTAATTACTACACATCCGTCAATGGCTTGTGGTGCTATGGTTTTGGGTTTGTTTATCACTACAATGATTTATAAGTGTAAAGATATGTTTCATCAGGAAGGAGCATTTTTGTCTATATCAAGTAAAAATAGTAGTAGCGAAGAAAATTTTACTGACAGATTTGAGTCTTTAAATTTACATGGAGTTCATAGTATGTTACCAAAAGTTGCTAGTCAAATGTTTGAGATAGACATGGTGTGTACAGAAGGAAGTTCGACTAAAATTATTTCATGCCATAGTTTAATTTCAGGAAGGAAACTTTTAGTGCCTTATCATTTAGTATTAGATAGAGATTTACAAGTTGTTGTTTATAAAGATAGAAGTAAGAATCATAGAATTGTAGACCATTCCCCTGTTAAATTAATTTTTAAAAATATTGAAAATGATGTGGCAATAGTTTCCCTTAGTGATGGTTTTCCTTCCCCTTTTCCTAAATTAGCTAGTTGTTTTCAAACTATTAGTAGAGATAGTGCGGTTGGTTTGGTGTTTCCTAATAAGATTATAAAACTTGAAGGTATTCTTTCCAACTCTGATCAATATGGACCAATTGTTTATCCTATAGGAAAAATGATGAATAAAGTTGTTGATCCTTTGACATACAAAGATTTACACTTTTCGGGTATGTGCGGTACAGTAGCGATATCAAACCAAGGTTTTATATTAGGAATGCATGTAGCAGGACATGATGATAAAAAAGTAGGAGTTACGTTGCAGTGGTCTCACTTGTGTAGAAAACAAATATTTGATGTTTTATCTTGTGCAGATAATGGATTGAAAATAGTGACGCACTTAAATGATAAAGTAATTGATGACTGTAGTGGAATTAAAATTGATACTGATTTGAGTGTTTATGTACCAAAAAATAGTAATTTTGTTAAATCACCTTTATATGGAGTTTTTGATGTTAGTAGACAACCTGCTAACTTGAGTCTGTACGGCCCACATACTGTGAAAGATGTATCTAAGTCTAGTAGAGCTCCTATAGGTCCTGTTAATCAAGAGGAGCTTAATTTTGCTGGTGATTTGTTAGATTTGTATTTTGAAGATTTTGATGATTTGTCTGAGAAGGAAATTGTTAAAGGTGACGATATGTTAGCTCCTATTAATAAAAAATCTTCCAATGGAATATTTCCAATAAAAGATAAGCTAGAGTGTTTCGACTTTGAGTTAGGGTCTTTTAAACAAGGCTTTAGAGATTTATATAACGAATTCGAGTTGAAAATGACAACAGGAGATATTGAGGTGAAAGATATAGCTTGGGCCGAAACTTTAAAAGATGAACTAAGAAATACGGAGAAGATCGTGCCCCGTAGTTTTCGAGTTAGTCCCGTGACTATGCAAGTTTTGACTAAGAAATGCTTTGGTAAAATGGTAAAAAAGATAGTAAAGGAGCGGTGGTTTAATGAGATCATGATAGGGCTTAACCCTTTTTCTGAGTGGCCAAAGTTGTATCAAAGAATGCAAGGAGGAAGATGCTGGGGCGGTGATATTGGAAAATATGATAAGTGTATGAGAGTTCAAGTACAGGTTTTGGTAGCTGAGAAAATTTTGCAATATTATAAAGGATCATTACAACAAGCGGCGCGAAACATTCTTTTAAATATAGCTTATAATGTAGTAGTTGTGAACGATGATTCATGGATCTTAACGCATTCTTTACCATCTGGTTGTTGGTTAACAGCAATTTTTAATAGTTTGGTGAATCGAGTTTATACTGCTATGTGGTATTATAGAGAAATGAAGGTGAATGGTATAAAACCAGAGTTTATGCAGTTTCATAACCATATATCAGATCCAGTGTACGGTGATGATCGTTTAAACCGGTGTATTGAAGCTAAATATCAGGGATTTTTAAATGCGCTTACTATGGAAAAATTTTTTAATTCTTTAGGTATGGACATGACGGACTCGTTGAAGGGTAAAATTATATCTCCTTTTCAGCCAGTTGAACAATTAACATTTTTGAAGAGATATTTTAAGTTTCACCCGGCCTTAGGTAAAATGACATGTCCGTTAGATTTGCGTACTGTATACAGTACTTTGTCATGGATAGATTCTTCTAAAGAGGATGCCGATTTGGTGTTGAGAGATAAG